TATGACTAACTGACGATAAATTAGGAGGAAATGAAATAATTTTACCTGAACCCGAACCAGCCCCGAAAAATATAGAACCAGCAGTAGATAGAATAGAAGAAAAAATGAAAGAATTAGAAGAATTAGGAAGACAACACGGAGCAGTAAATTATAATGCCGACCCGATAATTCAAATTATTCATTATTTATCATTAATAAAAGAATATGAAAAAAAATGTGCTATATTAGGTTTTAGTCATTTAGATAAATTACTAATAAATACTGATTATACATCAATTCTAACAAAAAATTTTTATAAGTTTGCTAAAACATTAAGTAATGATATATTAGATTGTATAAAAAAAGGAGATAAACTTATTGCTATACCATTAGGATTAAGATTTGAAACATCAAAAACAGGACACGCAAATATGTTAATTTATAGACCCGATGAAAAAACTATTGAAAGATTTGAACCTCACGGGCAACAATATAAATATGGATTAGATAATAAGGATTATTCTGTAAATGAAATATTAAAAACTATGTTTGAAGAAAAAATGAAACCATATTTAAAAAATTACACGCCAAAATATATACCGCCTTATGAAATATGCCCGTCAATTAAAGGTTTTCAAGCATTAGAAAGTGAATTAGAAAGTTTAGACAAAGAAGGGGGTGGTTTTTGTGGTATGTGGTCTAATTTTACATTAGAATTAATGTTTTTAAATCAAAATTTAACAACAAAAGAAGTTTTACAAAAAGCATTAGATATATCAAAAGAAGACCCGCAATATTTAAGAAATGTAATTAGGGGTTATGTATTAAAGGTGGAAAATGTAATGGATAAAGTAATTAAAACGATTGATGCGAATGAAGGATTTACATTTGAAAAAGATGCGGAAGATTTATGGAAAAATAAAAATAAAGATATTGAAACTTATATTTTAAATTATTTAGAAATATTAGGAGGTAAAAGCTCTCATATAAAAACTATAAAAGAATATAAATTAACACATCTAAATAATAGTAAATTAAGAGCAAAATATAGAAAATTATATTATGTGTTAGATAAATATGAATATATAGATTTAGAGGCATTACTTAAAAAAGTATTTAATTATACAGATAAATATAATGAATTAGAAGGCAAAAAATATAATAAATTAATACCATTTATATTAAATAGAGTAGAAAAAGATAATATTAAAAATATAAATAACAAAAAAGAAAATGAAATATATGAATACTTTAATAAATTAGAAAAGAATAAGAAATAATTAAGTTTAAATATATATAAAAATAATAATAGTTAATTATATATATATAAATGTCGCAAACAAACGCATTCAAACAAGCGAATAATCCTGATAGAATTTATTATGATATTTTACAAACAAATATAGGAAGAAACACCGAAACACCCGCCCGATTTATAGAAACAACTGATACACCTATAATAAACAATACAGGCGATTATAATATGAGCGTTGTTAGATTTCAAATTGATACGCCTAATTTGCCCGTTTTAATAATTCAACCTAATACAAATAGTTCAGTCACGCCCAGCACTTATTTAGGAGCTGATAGTGGTTATATTGCGACTGATTATTCCTATGTTTTTAACTATTACGGGCTTAACGGACAAATAGGAGACCCCGTTGTAGTGTCTCAATTTTTTATAGATTGGAAGCCCGAAAATCCTAATATTTATAAACCCTCTTATGATGAATATAAAGACGGAAACCATATAAATTTTGAATATTTTTATTGTTATTCTTATTCTTATTTTTTTGATTTTATAGTTAATCAATCAATACAATTAAATTATGGAGGTTTTGTTAATGATATTAATACTTATTTACCTGCGGGAGCTGAGAAAGACACATTTATAAATCAATTTTCACATTTCGCATATCCGCCTACTTTTGAATGGGACGAAGCAACACAAAAAGTAAATATTATAGTTCCGCCATTTTATTTAACTACTAATTATTACACAGCTCTTACACCAGCATCAAGCGTAAGTTTTCCAGTATTAATAGGTCTTACAACAGGCGGAGGGAGTGATGTTTGTTTTTGTTCTATAAATGTTTCGCCTAATTTTTATACTTTAATTTCAACTTTTCCTGCCCGAATTGTAAGCCCTCAAATTTTTATATATGAGGAAGTTTATGAATTACTTTTTAGAACTAATTTTGTAAATAATTGGATAAAAAACGCATCAGCTTTTACAAGTTGGTCTTATACTAATACGGGGGCGTGGTCGCCTGATTTAACAGAGGCGACTTATGTATATCCCGAGTATTTAGTAAAAGTGGAGCAAGAATGGAGTTCAATAGATTTAATGACCCCGATTAATAGTATTGTTTTTACCAGCAATACGCTTCCTCTTGTTCTCAATCAACAATCATCAAGCCAGATAAAAAATAATAAAGATGTTTTTTCACCTAAAACGCAAGGTTCTTTAAATCAACATATTTTAACAATTACGGATTTAATGAGTAATCAGCAAGGATATAGACCGAATATTTTATATGTTCCATCAGGACAATATAGATATATTACTCTTCAAGGTAATCAGCCATTAAATCAAATAGATATAAATGTTTTTTATCAACTAAAAACGGGTGAATTAATCCCCTTTATGCTTACAAATGGAGGGACAGCATCAATTAAATTATTATTTGAAAAGGTTGTATTAGCGGAAACGGAGAAATTACAATTTGCGAATATGAGTTTAAGAAATTTAGGTATATAAAAAAAATGTTTAGAATAATTTATATATATTTATATTTATAATATATATAAAAAATGAGTGCCGACTTTAAAACTGCGTTAATCAAATCATCTTTAATTTCAGGTATAACAGACCAGCTGACTTATGCTGTAATGGCGGGTGGGAGTTCCGTGAATTTTCAGTCATTCCCCGCCATTTCGCCGAATTCAACAAGTATTACTTTTAATATTAATGTTCCAAGTGAAAACACTATTGTAAATCGTGAGGTTTTAATTAAAACAAAAATTAATTTTACATTAGAAATAACTAATGTGGATGTGGGTGAATATGCTATTGATTTAGGAGGTGGAAAAGATGGTCTTATGCCTTTTCCATTAAATTCGCTTTTTCAGACCGCAACCGCTCAAATTAACAATACTTCCGTTTCAGTTAATTCGCAAGAGGTTTTGCCTTCTATTCTTGCTATGACTTCACAAGCCGAATTATCAAAATATAATGCTATGACCCCTCATTTATTAGATAATTATTATGCTAAATATACTGATGCTACAACTGCTATTAATAATCCTCTAAATCCTTATAATTTTAGTGATTATGATAATGACTATGTGCCTCGTGGCTCTCATAGAATTAAAATTTTGGCGATTAATAGAAAAGTTCTCCCCTCTACTAATACTGCTAATTTAGAAAGCACAGACCTTACTGATATTTTCACTATTGGTCTTCAAGTGGAGGTTTGTGAGCCTATTTTCTGCTTATCGCCTTTCTTGTATGGTTCGCCTGAATTCAACTCACAAGGTTTAGTTGGCGTTCAAAATATTAATTTTACATTTAATATTGATAGCACATTCAAGCGGTTTTTTGGTTCGGCTCAACCTTGGACTTTAACATCTATAAAAGGTGGTATTAATGTTCCTACTGCTACTACTTTCAATACCGCTTCCGTTTTCCCTGATTGCGAAATGTTAATGAATTTTGTTTCATCACAGCCCGAGGATAGAATTAATGCGAGAAATGTTGTTCCATATTTAGACCTTCCCCGTTATATCACAACTATTTCTTCAACAATCGCTCATACAAACGCCCCTACTACTCAAATCACAGCTAATAACATCACATTAAATCAGCTTCCCGATTATTTTATCATCTGCGTAAGAAAGAGAATTCAGGATTTCACGCATAATGAGGCAACACATTTCCTCGCTATTGAGGATATTACAATCAATCTTGCGAATGTAAGTGGTCTTTTAAGCTCTGCTTCTCGTGAGGATTTGTATAGAATGAGCCGTCAAAATGGCTCACAGCAAAGTTTTGAAAGTTTCACAGGTGTCGCACAAGGAAACGAAACAAGCACCGCTACAAATGGCGGTAAAAAGAATGTTGAAACAATTGGTTCGGTTTTAGTGCTTTCCCCTGCGTTAAATCTCAGTTTGCCCTCCTACCTTTCTAACGGCAGTCTCGGGTCATATAATCTAAGCTTCTCGGTAGGTGTTAAAAATCATTCGGGGGTGGATATTACTTCTTGCGAAATTGTTGTAATTTGTGCTAATTCAGGATTGCTGACTACAATTAGCGGGTCAAGTTCTTTATACACAGGCATACTTACAAAGCAAATGGTTATAGATGCTCGTGCGATGGGTTCATTAGACCCTATACAAGCATCTCAATATGTTCGTTTAGTTGGTGGAAATATGAATGAGAGGATGTCTTCTAATATTAAAGAAATGCCTATGACGAAAGAATATGATAAAAATATGATGATGAAAATGAAAGGATTTGGCGTTTCTTCGGGTGGTGGTGCTTCTTCGGGTGGTCGGTTTTCAGGTATGACTACAAGACATTAAATATAGGGCTTAAATATTCATTATAAATATTACATTTTCAATAAATATTAATAACAATATGGAAAGCAAAGGCAACCTTTTAGATTATTTTATATTATTACCATATATAATATAAAATAATATAAAAAATATTATAATCTAACTCTTTTTAGATTATTTTATATTAAAATGAGTAATAATTTTAAAATTATTACCTTTAACAATCTATTTTTAATCTATTTATTATATTTATTATATTATTATATATTATTTATTGTAATAATTATATATAATCTAATTATAATCTAAAAAGGTCGCATAATTACTTTAATATTGTTCTCAATATTGTTTGTAAAAATGATATTTAGAATTATATTTAAGTTATAATTATAATATAATATATATATAAATGGATAATAAAGATATTTTTGCTTTTCTATCTATTGATGGAGAACAAATTTTAGTGGGTTCAAGAGCCGATAAGAATATAAAATATACTGCTGATTATGATTTGAAAGAGAAGAAGACTTTTAAAAAAACGGCTGATGTATATTTTCATATATTTAATTTATTTAGAGATAAATTTAAGGAAGCATTAGAAAACCCTAATATATGGATAATTGATTTTAAATGCGGAATGTTTAGAGGACAACCTATAAAATGGAATAAAACGGAGATGAAAAGAGGTTATAAAAATATAGATAGTTATATTATTTTATTTACTGATTGCTTACAACAAAATAGTATTATTAAATTAGATATTATAGGGATTGATAAAGACCATAATATAACAGAGTATAGTGATATTTACAAAATCAAAGTTGGCGATTTAAACCTAACTCAAAATGAGCCTAATAGTGAAGATGAAAAAAACTCTTTTTTAACTGATTTTTACGGCAAAGTTAAATATAAAAAATATTTTAAAGCTTTAAGAAGGTTATATAATTATGCTATTGTAATTAAAAATAAGACTTTACAAAATGATTTAATAAGTATATTTAACTCATCATTAGGAGAAGATTATAAAATTATGAATGATTTAAATACTTTATTAATGTTATTAGAGCAAAAGTTTAAGCCCGTAGATAGAAATATAATTTTAACTCATTTAAATATGATGAAAATTAATACAAAAAAAAATAGTCTTAAACCATCTTTGGAAGAAATAATTAAAAATATGAATACTAATATTAATGAAAAATTAATACCTTTAATAAAGAGTAATAAACATATATATATTTATTTTGCCTCTTTTTTTTAATTATTTTCTTTTGTTATTATATAAATGTTTAAAAATAGTTTAGTTATTGCCCCGAGTATTGATGAAGTAATGAGAAGAGTTAAAACCCCTTTAACTGATGGAGATTTAGAAAGATATTTTGGAAGTGGAAAAAATAGTGAAGTAATGAAATATAATGAGTTGGCGAATTATAGAACTATTGATGAATTATTACCTTTATCTATTGATTTTAGAATTGTTTTAGTAGAACAAGAAAAGAACATAGGACACTGGGTTTGTATATTAAAATATAGAAATGTTATAGAGAGTTTTAATTCTTATGGTAAAGATATAGATAGACAAAAAGACACTTTTGGAGCTATTAAGAATAGACTATTAGGACAACAGACAGACTATTTAACAAAATTAGTTAAAAAATCAAAATATAATTATGTTATTAATAAAACCCCTTTTCAATCAAAAGAGGAAGGGATTAATACTTGCGGGAGATGGTGTATATTAAGAATAATTGCTATGAAAGATTTATTTATGGATTTAGAACAATTTAAAGAAATGGTTATAAAAGGTTGTAAAGATTTAAATGTAGAACCTGACGCATTAGTTAGTATTTGGATTAATTAATTTATTTTCTTATATATATATATTAAATGGATATTTCAAATCATTATATAGAAAATGAAACAATAGAGCCTAATAAAGATTTAGAAAGGAAAGTATATGTAAAAAATTATAATACTAATTATTATAAAACTCATAAAAAGGATATTTTAGAGCAGAAAAAACAAGTTAGAAGGCAAAAAATACAAGACGAAAGAGAAGCGGAAATTAAACTATGGAAAGAAAGAATATTAAATAGTGAAAATCCTTTTACATTAACATTTGAAAAACCTTAAAAAAATATATATATTTATATATAAATGGTTAATGTAAAATTACTTGATATTATACCATCAACAAGGAAAGATAAAAAACTAATGGCGATTTTTGAGGTTGGAGATAAAATTATAAAAACTCATTTTGGTAGTAGGTTTAGCGAAACATTTATAGACCATAACAATATAATAAAAAAAGCAAATTATATTAAAAGACATAAAGCATTAGGAACTGAAAACTATAATTCACCTATTACAGCATCATCTTTAAGTTTGAACCTATTATGGAATAAGCCGACATTTGAGGAAAGTTTAGAAGATTACAAAAAAAAGTTTAATCTTTAATGAATTTTTTTATATATATTTATATTATAATTATATATAAATGAATTATGAAAATATAGGAAAAGTTGTAGCAAAAGTTATTAATAAAAATGATAAGAAAAAAGAAAAGATTATTAGCATAAGTGATAAGACTAATGAAATTGATAATCCTATGATTAAAATTGTTATAACTAAATCATTTGAATATATACAACAAATACCAAATAAAAATCAGGAAAGACAAATTTTATATATCACGGGAGCAAGTGGAAGCGGTAAAAGTTATTATACACAATTATATTGTAGTGAATATAAAAAGTTATTTCCTAAAAATGAGATATTTTTATTTAGTAGCATAAATGAAGATAGTAGTATAGACAAAATTAAAGGATTACAGCGTTTTATATTAGATGAAAAATTTATAAAAACTAATATAGGGGCGGAAGATTTTAAAGATAGTATGGTAATTTTTGATGATACTGATGTAATAAGTAATAAAATATTAAAATTAAAAATTAATAGTATATTAAACGCATTATTAGAAACTGGAAGACACTTTAACACAAGCGTAATTTATACATCACATATAGCAACAGCGGGATTAGACACAAAAAGAATATTAAATGAGGCTCATTCTATTACTATATTTCCCGCATCATTAGGGGGGCGGAGTTTAAAAAATCTTTTAGAAAATCATTTAGGATTTGATAGACACCAAATAAAAAAGATTAAAAATATAGAAAGTCGCTGGACTACTATATGTAAAACTTATCCTATGGTTGTTTTAAGTGAAAGAGAAGCCTATTTATTAAAAAATGATGATTAAAAATTTTAGGCTCATACCATTTAAAAAAACCATATTTTTATATTTTTTTGTTATGAAAAAAGATAATAAAAAAGTATTAGAATTATAACATTTTTTTTTATTAGTTATATTTATAATTATATATAATTAATAATTAATATATATTAATATATTTAGGAAAAAAAGGACTTAAAGAATTAATATGTATAATATATATAAAATGAGTTGTGAAAATACCGAAGCCCCCGTATGCGAAGATTGCGATTATCAGTTCTATCAAATTAAGCCGATTAATGAGGACATAAAAAGCGTTTATGTAGGAAAAACTAAACGCAATATTGATAAGAGATTTCAAGAGCATATTAATTCAGTTAATAAGGGTTCTAATAGAAAAATATATAAATTCATTAGAGAAAATGGCGGGTCATCTAATTTTAAGATATTACTTATAGAAAGTAAAGAAAAAATTAAACCGATAGAAGCAAACAAAATTGAAGAATACCATAGACAAAATTTAAACGCTGATTTAAATTCTATTAAATGTTATATGTCGCCTGATGAAAGAAATAAATGGAAGCAATTAAAAATAACTTGCGATTGTAAGGGACATTATAGGCAGGACAATAAAGTTCATCATTTAGCAACAAAAAAGCATATTAAGTATTTAGAAAAGAAATAATTTAATAATATTAATATTATATAAAAATATAATATGAATAGTTTAGAAAAAATTATATTTATTTATATTTTACTAATATATAAGATGGATACATATTATATTATCAAAAAAATTATTGATATTAGCAATAATGAGGTTGAAGTAAGAACCATTTTATAAGCATAAAAGCTCTAAATAATATATATTTTTATATATATATATTATTATTTCCGCAGGAATTTAATATATGCTTTTTCGGCATATAGAACATTTAGAGGCATTATGCGTTTTAAGTTTTTCTTTACATACTTTACAGCATAAATGACCGCAATTTAAAACCTCAATATTTTCTTTTGTTAAGGTTTCAAAACAAATAGGGCAATCTTGATAATTCTTAATGGTTTCATACATATCTATAAATTGTTTTTTCAAATATTCTAAATCTACCTCTAAATCATTTCTCTTAATTCTATCAGTTATTAATTTATGGTGATTTCTTAACATATTGTATTCATCTAACAGGTTAAAATAATTATCACGCATTAAAAAAAAGGCTCTCCAACCCGCTTTTGCTTTTTTCTCCAATCTCGCAACCTCACTCATTTTATATATATATACAATATTATTTCTTTAAGTTATAATATTACTAAATATATTAATATATTAAAATAATTAAGACTTATACCATTTTAAAATACTTTTTTTTCATTATTATTTGTTATGAATTATGATAATAATATTTAGATTATTTAGATTATTATTTTTGATAAAGTGAAAAAATAAAGAATTAAGAGCATAATTGTTATTATTATTTCCGCATAAATTAATTATTTAATTAATTATAAATAATTATATATTTAGGAAAAATATAACTTAAAGAAATAATATATAGTATATATATAAAAAGATGAATGCCCCCCTTTCCGTTGTTGTTGATGAGATGATATGCGAAAAAAAATTAAGTTATTTACAAAATAAATATACTCTTGATATGTTTAGAGAGCATAGTGAGTTAGTAAAAAAAATACCGATTAAAGATTTAAAAGTTTGTTATAATAATATGTTAAAATTTGTTGAATTAAAATTAGAGCAAATTAGAGATGAAAAAGTATTAGAAGCAACATATAAATATAGCAAGAACCGCAAAGATGGAAGAATGTTTGGAATTAACAGCATTCAGGGGGTTAATGGATTTGTTAGAAATTTTTTATTAGATGATAATGAGTTTAAAGATGTTGATATAATAAACGCACACCCCGTATTCGCATTAAATATTTGTAAAGAACACGATATAGCGTGTCCTTATTTAAGTGATTATGTAAATAATAGAAGCAAGATTTTAGAAGATATTATGGAAGCCGAAAACCTAACAAAAGGGGAAGCAAAAGAAAAAGTTTTAATTATGATGAATTCGCATAACAAAAAAATACCGACAAAATATAAATGGTTAAAAGGCTTTAAAAATGAAATGTATGAAATTAGAGAAAATCTTATTAAAATAGATGATTTCCAGCATATATTAAAATATATAGACGAAGAAGATGCGAACAATTTAGAAGGCAAGTTTTTTAATCATATATTATGTATAGAAGAAAATAAAGTATTACAAATACTTATAAAAGAATGCGAAAAATTAAAATTAAAAATATTTGCTCTTATGTTTGATGGTCTTGTTTTATATAATGATGAAAATTTTAAGATGGTTGAGGGTATATTAGAATATTTTAGCGAAATTGTAGCAAAAAATACAATTCATAAGAATATTAAGTTTTCATTTAAAACAATAGAAAGCCCTATAACTATGCCTATTGAATATGAAGCGGAAAAGATAGAGAAAAAAACTAAATATGAAGCGATAAAAGCGGATTTTGAAGAAAATAATTGTAAAGTTGATATTAATTTTTATTGTAATGGTAATCAGTATAGTCTAACTGATTTTAGAACTAAATATATGAACTTTTATGCGGATTATTTCCAAGTTGATAAATTCACCTATATTTCATTTATAGATAAATGGTTGAAAGACCCTGACGCAAGAACATACGATAAAGTAGGGATTTTTGTTGATGAAAGCAAATGCCCGAAAAATGTTTATAACTTATGGGAAAAATGGGAAATATTAAATTATGCGGAAAGTTTAATTTATGCGGAAAGTTTAAATTATGCGGAAATAGATAAAATTGAGGAATACAATAAAAAAGGTTTAGAATATTTTTTAAACCATATTAATTTATTAGTTAATTATAATGAAGAATTATATATTTTTGTTGTTATATGGTTAGCTCAAATGTTTCAATATACCGAGACAAAAACTATGGAATTAATATTTGTTTCGCAGGAAGGAAGCGGGAAAGGGTTATTCTTACATTTTCTTAAAACCATAATGGGTAATAAAAAAGTATTTGAAACAACAAACCCGCAACGGGATATTTTCGGCAATTTTAATCCTTTAATGAAAGATAGTGTTTTGGTTGTTTTTAATGAAGCAAATAAGAGTAATTTTTATAATGCTAATGATATGAAAAAAGCCCTCATTACAGATAAAACGCTTATCATAAACGCAAAGGGCAAAGATAGTATAGAAGTTAATAGTAATCATAGATTTATTACTTTTACGAATAATGCTGACCCGTCAAGCAAGAACAAAAGAAGAGATTTGTTTATAAGATGTAGCGACGACAAAATCGGCAATAAATTATATTTTGAAGAAGGCTTTAAATATGCGGAAGATAAAAATATATGTTTATATATTTATGAATACTTAATGGGTTTAACAATTAATAAAACAATTACGCAATTTGATATACCGAAGAGCGAATATGATGAAGCCATAACGGCAGAACAAAAAAATATTGTTTTATTATTTTTAGAGGATTTATGTAGTGAGTATATAGATATAGACAATACTTATATAGAGAAGATAGATAATATAGATATATATAAGGATTTTATAAGGTTTAAAAATAGCATTTTTAATAATTATGATATGTCGCCTATTGCCTTTCATATGAAAATAAGTTTTTACAAATTTAAGAGCATAACAAAAGGCAATAAAGACAATAAAAAATTTTATATTATAAATCATAAAGAATTAATGAAAGAATTACAAACAAAATCATAAATGTATTAATTATATAATGTTTATAAAAAATATTATATAATTCCTGCGGAAATACACCCTATACGGCCTTTAATACGGCCTTTAAAAAAGGGTGTATTTGATTTTTTATATTTTTATGAGAGCATTTATGCTGATGATTTTAATTTTTTTTTCTCTTTTTTTTGTTTAAAATACACCCTATACACCCTTTTTAAGAAATTTAAAAAATTTAAGACTTTTTTTTTAATGATGAGATGATTAAAAAAATTTCATTTATAGAATGGACTTTTTGAAGGGTGTAGGGTGTAAGGGTGTATTTCAGTCAGCCGTATTTATTCTCTCCCAAAAAAGCAACAAAAATTTAAATCATTTATCATAACAAAATAGTTATAAAAATATAGGTTTTTAAAATGGTGTAAGCCAAATTTTTATATAAATTTACTTCCTCCGCTTCCATAATATCTCGCCATTTCTCGGCGTGATGGGTGAGCTAATTGATTAGGTATTCCGCCCGAATAAGCATTATAAATATTATCATTAACGCCCATTCTTGTATCATCAAAAACGCCCATTCTTGTATCATCATATTTCGCCATTTCTGCCCCTCCTTTTAGACTTATTCCCGTATCATAATGGGGCGTATATTTTCCATCTTTATATGTTCCTTTCGCCATTTCTTCCCAATAACCGCCTCCTCTTTTTGTAAAATTTCCTCCCTTTTTTTTAAACCCTTGACTTGTAATTTTATAACCAAATATACCGCTTCCTTTCATTCCGTAAGGATTATTTAATAATGCCTCATTTTCTTCATTTGCTTTTGTCGGGTCTTCTAATCTCTGTTGTCTATATTCATTAAAATTATTTAAAATTAGTTCCATATCTCCGTCAATACTTAATATAGTGGAAAGCAACTTTTCCCATAATTTTTTAAATGGTTCATTAATTCTCTTTAATATACTGCTAATTAATTTAATTGTTTCTAATTGTTCCTTTTCTTCTATTAAGACTTCCTCCATTTCTTCTTCTTCTGTTGTCGGTTTCGGTCTGCGTGGTGTCGGTCTATATGGTATATAATCTTCGCCTTGTGGTAATTCTCTTACAACATCTCCTTCCTCATCAAAACTAACATCAGGCTCTTCATAAGGGACATATCCTTCATTTCCGTCTAAATCCTCATCTGTCGGGTCAGTTCCCGCATCTTTCTTAGAAATTTTAATTCCTTTCTTTAATTTATTTGCTAATTTCCTATCTTTAATTATTTGTGTTAATTTATCATACCATAATTCATAATCTTTATCAGGAAATACTTTTTGATTAGGGACATAATCCCTTTCGTTTAATTCGTCTAATGCCTGATTAAGTAATTCAACTCTATTTCTTTCTCCAATCATAGCATTATAATCTTCTTCGCTTAATCCTTCATATTCAGGTAAGCCTGTTGTCGGGTCTATTTGTTCGCTTATATTCCATACATAATCGGGTCTTTTTGATATTTCTTCCATTTTCTTTAATAACATTTTTTCAGTAATTTTTCGCCTGTAATATGGTGTGCTTTCATCATAATTTAAACCTGTTCTCGGTCTATTTATATTTACTTCTTCAAAACCTTTTGTTTTAATTAAACCATCTTCAATTAAAAATTCCAATAAATCAGTTCCAACATTTAATAAATCGGTGAGTTGTGTTGTGAATGTATCATAAGCGGTTCTAAAATCTAAAAAATTTGTTAATGATATATAAGGCATATAATCTCTTAATGCTCTTAATTTTCTTTCATATTTTTCTATCTCTTTTTGTATTAAATAAACATTTTTAATATTTAATTTTACATTTGCTTTTAAAGCTGTAATATTATCCATTTTTGCTGTTTCATAAGTTAATAAACTTCTATCAATTTTTAACATTTCGGTATATTGACTTATGCTTGTTGTTAGAGTTGCTAAATCTTCAATTAAAACTTCTATAAATTTATCTGCTTTTCCGTCAGTAATATCTTCAACTGGATATTCACTCATTCTAAAAGCTGATGCGTTTTCTATATGTGATATTCTCCGCTGTATATTATCAAAAATAGTTCCATCTACTTCATCAGTCGCATAAGAATATAAAGTCGGCATTTTTATATATATATAATTATATTAAAAAAATATATATATTTTAAAACATATTAATATAAATTATGCTGTTTAACATATTTAGAGGCTTGAATTAATCCTAAACCTTGCTCTTTCATAACTCTTTTTACAATTAAAGCTCTTTTATTTTTTCCTCCTTTTGCTCCGCTTCCGCTCATATCTCCCATCTCTGTTCCCGTTTGATTTTTTGTTGCTGATGCTTTTTCTTTTAATAGTTTTTTATACATTTTCTCCTCATCTTCATCTTCTCTAAAAAAATCATCATCATCTTCATATTGAGCTAATGTTTCCTGTGTTGTATTTCTTCTTCCTTTTAGTTTTTCTTTTGCTTTTTCTTTTAATCTGTTAAAACTAATCATTCCTCCTTTTTTTCCATATTGAGCCTTTAATCTTTTAATATATGCTTTTTTATTTCTAATTCCTCCGCCTGTCGGTTCTTCTTCATCGGGGTCTGTAATTGTTGCTGGTTTTGCTGGTGCTAATTTTGCTACTTGTTCTGCTATAATCCCTACAACTGCTTCTTGGACTTGCGGATTATCTATAACTGATTGTGCTACTTTTTGGACTGCTGGATTACTTGCTACTGCTGATGCGATTGCTACGCCTTTTGCTCCATATTTCGCCCCTACTTCAACCGCAACTGCTCCGTATTTTAATCCCGCCGTTCCTACTTTACTGCCTACGCTTAATGCTGTTGAGCCTACTTTACCTAATGCCGACGCCCACCCGCCACCTGTTTTAACTTCATTCATAATTTTATTAACTGCTTTAATTACTGCGGGGTCTTCCATCGCCTCTCTTGCTAATTGTTTAACATCGGGGTTTTTCATTAAATTTTTAACGCCGTCTGTAATTACTTGTTTATTATCATTAATATATTTTGTTCCCATTTTTGCTCCTATATCTTTTACTTTATTTGCGTATTTGCCGAAATCAATACCTCTTCCGCTTAATACACTATTAGCGTTTGCTGTGCTGTTAATTTCAGCTAATTCTATCATATTATAATAAGGGACAAAATTGATATTTCCGCTTTGAATATATTGTTGCGGTTGTTTGTATGGATTTGTAAAATTTTTATTAGTTATGCCGTCATATCTATTATCCATTTCACTTAAAATATTACTAACCGCTCCGCCCGACATTTTAGAGCAACCGCAACTACCGCCGATTTTGCGTTCTAATGCTCTATTATTTACAGCCATTTCGCTCCTATCAGTTCTAACAACTCTATCTCTTCCTTGCCCGTATCTAAAAATATCGGGTTGCTGGTAATCATTATTCCGCATATCATATCTTAAAAGAGCTTGTTGTATATTATTATTTTCCATATTACTCGCCATATCATAATTTCGGGAAGCCATTTTTATATATATAATATTATATTTTTAAAATTATATATATTTAAACAAAAAAATTAATCTTTTTTAACATAATTATTTTGTATGGTTTCGCTTGATGTTCCCATATCTTTCGCATCTTGTTTTAAATCATCAATAACATCTTTGTATTTATCAGTTAAATATAATTTTCTTAACATAGATGAGCCTATTTTTTGACTAAAAATATTATTTAGTTTTCTTGTTAATGAATTAATTTGAATAAATGGTTCGCCCTCATAATCCGTTAGAAATGGTATGTTATTTTCTTTTATAGGTTTATATTTTAAATATACTTTAATAATATTGAATAAGTCATCATTTATATTTACTTTTTGCGTCTTATATGTTCCTGCGGTTTTATAATTATTATAAATAAATTGTTTATTGAATATATCTAAAAAATTTTCATTTTCCCCGTGAATTTCCTTATCATATTTCTTAACAACATTCATTTTCATATAATCTATATTTCTGCGTGGTGGTTGTAATGTATATAGTGATAAAATAACTAAATCTAATAATTTATTATATTGCGGTTCTGTTATAATTCTTTTATTTTTTATATCATCTAATATAGTCATATTGTTATTATGAATATTTTTAATTTCTTCTTGACTTAACCAATTTTCTTTTTCGTTCGGTGTCTTACTTGTTGCG